CATCTTCATCAATAACTCCATCACCATTACTATCAACCTTCCATCCTTTGTTAATGTGAAATTCTTTTAATAAATCTAATTTTTCAATAAAAGAATTTACATCAATCGTAATCATTTCACCTGAATTAAAATTATAAATTCCATCATAAGGTTTTATGTCATTTAATTTTTCAATATCTAAACTAATATTATATTTTTCAAATTTATTTAATAAAGTATAAAAATGTGAAAATGTAAATGATTGAACAATATTTGGTGATATATTCGAAACAATTGATGATTCATCTTCAAAATATAGACTAGTTATTCCTGTTTGTAATGATTCTAAATTACCAGAATCAAAAATAATATCACCATCTTTATACACAATAAATGATTTTGTTGATGAATTAGATGTTGGTTTATTCCAAAAAAGTTCTAATGCTTGACCATAAGCAATATTCACATCAACTTCTGTCTCATAATATCCTGATTGATATTCTGATTCGATAGATTGAATTAAAATCGAAGAATCATAATTTTTATTGTAAACAGAATTATTTGTTCTTACTTCTAATCTTTCATCATCAAAATCACCATCTGTAATTATAGTGTAAGTTGTTGATAAATTTTTATATTGCTCATAATAATAAATATTAGATAAGTAATATAAATTTAATTCAAAATAATTTATTAATTGATAAGAATTTTTTGAATAAAAAATAGTATCACTAATATGTGGATTTATATTTCTTAATGTAAAAAATTCAGATGAATTAGAATATATTTGTGGTGTAAATTTATTATCAGATATATTAAAAATTTTTAATATATTTTTTATAAAATCAACAGATTCCGGTATCGAAGAATCAGATTTTATTTCTTCTTCAACATCAAAATAATTATTTACTCCAATTTCACCCCATCGTAAACCAATTTTAAATGTTTTTTCTAATATTTCATTAATATACGGATTATTTAAATTTATATTTCTTTTTAATGCAGTTTCATATGCTTTGATTTCACTTAAATCAATATATTTACCTAAAATATCTAATCTATCTATCACATTTGGATTATTAAAATTAAAGCCAATAGCTTGTAATCTCAATAAAATATTTGTATCATTTATATCAATATTTCTTATTTTTAATTTTTCAAAAATTTCTATTATCTCTGGATTATTAAAATTCAATCCCATTTCAATTAATTTTGCAATATTAGTTGAACTAATTGAAACATAAGTTGTAAATTTTGAAAGTTTTTCTAAATAATTCTCATCATTAAAACTAAATCCAATATTATATAAAACTCTTAGTAATCTATTATTATTTAATTGAATTCCGAATTTTTTAATATTTTCTAATCTTGAGATATAATTATCATTCGAAAAATCATGACCAAGTTTTTGTAATAAATCCATATTCGTATTATTATTAATATCTACGCCAATATCATGAATTCTAGATAATTTAATATCTAAATCAGTATTATCAATATTTTGTTCATACGCAATAACTATTGCTTTTTTCTTATATTCTAATTTTGTAGTTAATGGTTTTTTATTTAATATTTCTTTATCTTCTTTTAATTTCTCTAAATTTTCTTTTTCAAATTCTAAATTAATATTATTTATTCTATTTTCTTCTAATAAATATTTATCTTCTAAATCTTTTAAACAATCACGTTCTTTTTTCATTGCATCACATAACTCATCCAAAATATTTTGACTACAACCACTCTTATGACATTCATTTTCTTTCAAGATTAGATTAGAAACTTTTAATCTACAATTTTCTAATTTTGATTCATATTTATTAATTCCATTGATCCGATTATTAGTATCTATAATATCATTATTTAAATTATCAAGTTTTTCTTTGTTGTCTTTTTTTGTATCAATCAAATCTTGTTTTACAAAATCATCTGTTTCTGCTTTTAATGTTTCTAACCAATCTAATGGAATTTCGCCTTCAAAATCTAAATTCATTGGTGTCACTTTTGAAAAGTATCCAAATGGATCTATTTCAGGAATACATAATTTAAATGGTAAAAAAGGAATATAATCTCCAATATTTAAACAGAATTTTGGAATAGGTATATTTGCATCAAAAAGAGGACCTAATGTTTGTTTCATCATCCATTTTGGTGTATCTGTTAAAAGTAATTTTAATTCTTGAAGTACTTTCACAATACCAGGTATTGAATTGCTTAATAACTCTCCTATTTGCATACCAACTAATAAATCTATTGTATTCTTAAAGAAAAAAAATTGTTTTGCAAATTGACCGATAGATTTTATTAAAGTATCTATAAAAACATTAAGAAGTGCAGCTAAACCACCATTCTCTGGATTAGAAAAATAGTTAAAATCTTTTTCAGATAATTTATTATTATAAAAATTATTAACAACTGAACCAATGACCTCTTTTTTGTCTATTATAATATAAATTCCTAAGTTTTCATCAATCCAGACTTTATTATCAATCTCAGGATCATCAGCAGGATCATTATTACTACTAGTATTTTGAGACGCTTTGATTCTATCAGATTCTCTTTCATTTGAAAGATTTATCCCATTGAGTCTTAATTTTTCTTGTTCAGATAATATTAAATTTTTGATATCATCAAAAGTCAAATTAGTTAATTCTGATTTTTTTGAATTATAGATTTCTGTTGATTTTCTTATATCTTGTTCAATTATAATTAATTCATCACATAAATTATTTAATTCTTGTTTTTGTGATATTAAAATCTCAACAGCATATTCAGATGAATGTTGAATTAAATCTTGTTGTAAATTATTTATTTCTTGTTTCTTTGAATCACGTTCTTTTTCATTTTTAGTGATTTCATTTTTTAATTCTGGAAGAATATTATCATCAATAATATCTTGATAATATTCTATTTTTTTAATAATAGATTTTCTTTCTAGTTCTAAACTTTTTAAACTCATTAAATATATTATTTTTTATTTAAGAGGATAACGAACAGGTTCTGTTAATGATATTTTTTTAGTATAAAATCTATTAGTTTCATTATTAGTTACCAATTTTGTAACTAAAGTTATATTATTATTATTAACTCTATCAATTATTGTTAAAAACAATTCATCATCTGTTTTTTTCATAATCCTATCAAATAATACTTGAATATCATTAGCATAATCAATATTCATTTTATCATCATCATAAAAATGTACTTCATTATACCAATCTTGTTTCTTAGGAATAAAAGCACCATCTTCTATTTTTATACCAAGCATATGTTCTAATAATATATGTGCTTTATTTAAACTAACTTCATCATTGTGTTTGAAATAAAATTTCTTAGAAACAAAATATATCTTATATATTGATAAATTGATGTCCAACATAGATAATCTTAAATTATTTAAAATTTTCGCATGTCTATCTTGATATGCTCTCCCGGTTAAAATACAAATTACATCATTTTTATTTCTAAGATGTAAAATATTTTTTAGTAAATATTTTACTTTAGTATTATTAATATAATCTGCATCATAAAATTCAATCCAAGATAATCCTATTCGTTCTATTGATATTTTTTTCTTTCTATTAATCTTATTAAATATATCTTGTGAAATATAAAAATCATCTCCATTATATTCTATTTTTTGATTTTGCTTAAAATAAGCACCAGATAAAATATTATTTATTTCAGATTTATCTAATCTAATTATTGGATTTGCTGGATTTTCTTTATCAATAACCCATACTTTTGAATTTGTTTCCCAAAGTACACCATCTAAATCAAAAAAATTAATTGTTCTTTCTATTGGTTTCATAAAACTATATATTATTTTTTATTATTCAATAATTACATTTATTAAAAAAAAATCTCTTTGACTATGTTTCATTAAATATATAACTAAAAATAAAATATTTATATGGATGAAAATAAAAAAAATCACGATCAAGAAGAATACTTGAAAGGATTCTTAGAGAATACAACTAGTAACTTAGAAGAAATGAGCACAGAAATTTCAGAAATGAAAGATTCATTACCACCTTCTTCAAATAGTTTAGATTATTTAAATGTTGATTTAAAATCTTTACCACTTGGTATATTCTATCAACCTAATTTCAAAATTAAAATTAGATCAGCAAAAGTGAATGAAGTACAAGCATATTCTGTTGTTGATGATAAAAACTTTTTAGATGTAACTGAAAAAATGAATCAATTATTATCTTCTTGTGTAAGAGTAGAATTACCAAATGGTAAAAAAGGAAGTTATAAAGATTTGAAAGATGGAGATAGACTCCAAATAATATTCATGATCAGAGAATTAACATTTCAATCAGGTAATAGTTTAGCAAAAGATTTACAATGTAATTTTTGTAGTCATGACTTTTCAATACCTTTTAGAGCAACGGCAAATTCAAAAAATCCAAAAACTTTCGAAAGTCATGAAATGCCTGAAGAATTAGAAAAATTCTTTAATAAAGAAGGATTATATTTTGAATTTAATATTGATGGCGGTAGTTATAAAATGGCACCACCAACAATTGGTATTCAAGAAGTTTTTTATGATAACATAAAAAATAAAGTAAATGAAAAAAAGAATCCAAATATTTCATTCTTAAAAATTATTCCATTTTTATTATACGATAGAGTAACTATCACTGATGATGGTATTAAAGCTAAAGAAGATGAATATCAAAGAATGGAAATGAATACATTTCAAATTTTAAATCATGCTGTTGATAAAATGGTATTTGGATTAAAAGGATTAGTTATGAAGTGCCCAGAGTGTGATCAGGAGGTTCACACTGATATGACATTTCCCAACGGTGCATCAAGTCTTTTCGTTGTTTCAGATCCATTTGACTACTTTAATTAAGAATAAATTTGAATTTTTCTGGCAAAAAAATATGCCACCATCTGAAATAGATAAGATGAGTTATTGGGAATTTGAAGAATGGATTTCAATCTTAAATGAAAGAAATAAATCAGAAAATGAAAAAAGTTCTCAACAAAATGAACAACAAAATGAACAACAAAGTTCGATGATGAATAATATGCCTAAAATGCCTAATATGAATAATTTTAAGCCACCATCGATGCCTAAAATGTAATAAAAATGTCAAGTGGTTAGTAATACTAACCACTTGATTTTTTCATAAAACAATTCTTTAAATTTAATATATAATGAAAACTAAGTATATATTTTGAAAAACTATAATAACTTCAATAAAGAAATAAATGAAAATTTTATGAGTATAAAATCATCATTAAAAAAATTAAAAGAAAAAGTTTCTAAAAAAACGATTAAATTAATAATTATTGGTTTAATGTCAATATATTCAGTTACAGAAATCCAAAATATTGTGGCAAATCCAAAAATTAAAGAAGACATTAATCCTGAAAATTTAGATGATTTCTTAGAAGAATTAGAAAAACAAAAAGAAAACCCAAATAATGATATTGTTGTTTCTGATAAAATTAATGATCTAGAAACTAATTTCGAAGATACATTAAAAAATTCTAATTATAAAGATATTTCTGAACTTCATCTTAGTCAAGAAGGGTGGAATATGATTCGTGATGAAGAAGGATTAAGGTTAACTGCTTATAAATTACCTGATGGTATGATCACTATTGGATATGGTCATGCTGAAAGAGTTGCTAATTCTAAATATAAAGTAGGTGATACTATTACTCAAGAAGAAGCAACAAAACTATTTCATAAAGATGTAAATAAAAAAGTTGCTGGTATTAGAAGATTATGGAAACGATGGAAGAATAAAGACATTGATATAAAATTAACTCAAAATCAATATGATGCTTTGGTATCCATTACTTATAATTCAGGTTTAAATGGTATGTTAGGTTCAGAATTCATTCAAGAATTGAAAAAAGGGAATTATCAAAAAACTGCTGAACTTATTAAAACATTTAGAATTAATGATGTTAAGTTTCCTGGTCTTAGAAAAAGACGAATGAAAGAATATACAAAATTTATTAGTTAAAATTTCCCTTTATTTAAATTTCCTTCATAAATAATACTATCTATTTCTCTTGTTGTTGCCCATAATGGTTGTAAATTTGATAATGCACATACAATAGATACATCTGTATTCTTATCAAATGAACTAACTGGCTTGATGTGATCTATATGCCACTCTCCATGATTATCCCAATTCATACCAAGTGTGAATAATGATTCTATGTGTTGTTTCAATTCATCTACACTATATCCTAATTCTTCAATCGTGTGACCAGATTTTTTTGTGTTCATTCTCTTTAATGTCGAATATAATATACTTCGCCATGCTTCCATATTCAGTCCATTATTCATTTTTTTATGTAAAAAAAAGAGAATTAAATTCTCTTTTCTTTTTTTATAGTCATTTTTCTATTTTTAGTTTTATTTATGTTAAAGTATAACTTTATATAAAGTCTCTAAGTTGTTGAAAATGAGATAGTTATCTAATAGTATAAATCGGTCCAATAGTCTGCAATAAAGTTTGCACTTAAACTTTGAATCTCTGAAGAACTCCAATCAAGTTCTTCCCAACCAGTAAATTCATTAATTTGACAGTTAAAATAAGTTACACGTCTAATAACGTGACCTTCTTTATCATGAGCATGAACAACAATATCAGAAATGATATTATTTTTATAATGCATAGAACCATCTTCATTATTCCATACTAAATCATACCAATCTTTCATCATTCTCCAAGTAAAAACTTGAGAATCATCATTAACATTCATATTAATTTCTAATTTTAATTCTGTTGAAGTAGTTGTTGGCATTTTCAAGAAACGTCTTGAACTAAATTTAAAGAATTGTTCTGCATGTTCTATTTTTTGATATGCAGGAAAACTTGTTTTCTTTATATTTTCTAATAAAAGTGTTTGATGGTTTTGATGTAAGCCAGCAATTGCTGGTGGTAATATCACTACAACTTCAAACAAATTATTATATACTGGTTCCCATATCTGATGATGTGACTCAATGTTAGTAAAATGTGGTAAAGGCATAATCTATATTTTTTTTTTATAATCTATATATTAAATCATCTATATAGAAAAAAGATTTTTTTTCCTTATCATATATATAAATATGAAAAAGTGTTTTTTTTCTTAAAAGATATTCTTAAATTTTTCAATTCTTAATTCTTTTTTTTCAATTAATTTGTATTCATTTATATCATATCTTTTTTGAACATCATATCCAAAATCAATATAAATTTTTAAATTTTTTTCAATTTTTATTATATTAATATTTTTATAATAATGAACTATATTATCAAGGTAAGCAACAAAATCAAAATCAATTATTTTTGATAATATATTATTCATTTTAATACTTCTATTTATAATTATTTGTTTTGAATAATCATTTGAATAAAGTGTTGCATTATCGAAAAAAAATAATTTTTCTTCATTACTCAAATTTTCTGTTTTTATTCCCACTTTAAAATAGAGAGAATATCCAAAATGTGGTAAAGGCATAACATTTTTCTTTTATATATTAATCGTTTTGATGTGAAATAAAATATTTTTTCAAGTAATAACTTAATTCTTTTGTTTCCATATATATTTTAATTGACCAGAATCATAAATTCTATAAATATTTCTAGATAACATTATTTCATGTTCACTCATATTTTTATCATAACCTTGTTTAACTAACATATCTTTTCTAAAATTAAATCGATATTTTCGTTTCTTTTTTATTACATAATAATAATTAGGTACAGTTTTAGCTGTGAAATTAAAATTTAATTTATTATATAAATTACCTTGACTATGACTTCTATCTGCAAATGTTGATATTTCACTTGGATGATAATTTTTAATAAAATATTTAAATAATTTAGAAGCACCACCAATAACATTTGTATTTAGTTTATTACAAAATCTTAGTAATTCATACTCATTATCATTTCTTGATTTTGAATTCATTATTAATCTTTTTTTACCAAAAGTCATTAATGAAACCAATTCATTTTCATAATAAAGACCTAGTTTAATCTTACTTCCAACAAATCCTTGTAAATGATTTTCATCTAAAAAATTTCTAAGTATTTTATTATCTACAATTTCTTTAATTTCTGTTTTCCTACCATAAATTTTCCTCTCTATTTTTTTAAGTTTATTTAATATCATAGATTTAACAATTTCATTTTTAAAAATCCAATTATCTTCATAAATATGAAATAAATGAATCCCTTGTTTTTCACATTTTTCAGTCTTATTCATATGATAATTTTTATCTCTATATAATTCATTATGCCAATAAACTCCATTAAATTCAAATGCAATATTTAACTTAGGAATATAAATATCTAATTCTAATCCATGTAGTATTTTTCTATCAGACGTAATAATTTCATCATCATAATTTTCTTTGATAAAATCTAATAATTCTAATTCTTTACCAGAAATATGAGCATCTATTGGATTACAAATAGTACATAATTTTTTGTGTTCATTGTATCGACCATATAATAATTTACTATTTATTTCATAATAATTACTACAAGTTTCACATTTTATTTTAATCATTCGATCATCAGTCAATTTATAATCAATAATATTATAATTTTTTAATTTTGATATGGCATCTTTTTCCCATCTTTTGTATGTTAATTTATAAAAATCTTTAGTTTTAGAATAATGATCTACTCCATATTTTTCAAATAATGTTTTTTTCCCTTTTTCTCGTATTTCTTTATTTGATAAAATTTCATCAACATCATATTTTTCTTTTATAGTTTTCTTAATTTTTTCTTTTGTTTTTGGTTCTAGTAGTGTTGTTTTGACATTATATCTTTTCATATTAGTTTTTTCAACTTTTTCTTTTATTGTTTCAAGTTTCATAGGATTATCTACACCATAAATTTTCATATTAGTTTCTTTAAATTTTAATCTAGAACATTTTTTACATCCATAATATCCACCTCGATTTTTATTTTCTGTATATTTATTTAAACTAATAATTTTCTCATTATTACATTTTTCACATATAGCAGTTACTTTTATTTTTGATGTTGGATTAATATCTTCGATTTTGACTACTATTTCTTTATCTATTTCTTTACATTCATATCCTTTTTCAACATAATATTTCTTATTTCTTCTAGTTATTAATATTTTTAATTCTTTTTCTTTTATCATTATTTAATTTGTTTTTTATCA